GTAGTTCAGCGCGCCGCCGCTCCCCTGCTTGATATTTCCGGCTGGCCGTGCGCGCCAGTTGACCGGCGTATCGAACGTCGGGGCTTCGTCGACGTAGCGGCGGCTCACCTCGTTCAGCGCCAGCCCGACCATGGTCTTCTGGATCTGCCGTACGACCGGGATCGGCGCGGTCAGACGGAAGGTCACGTCGATGAATCGCGGGTCGGTTTCGGTTGGCTCGTCGTAGCTGAACCCTTCGGCGAATTCGTCCAAGCGCATGCGCTCAGAAAGCCCCAGAACAGCAGCCTGTTCTGGGAAACGGGCGATTAGCGCGGCCGTAACACCACGAGCGGCTAAACCAATAACCAGTTCCTTCTTCAGCAACCCCACCCACCCCCATACCGAATGGCGAATTTTTAGAGAGGTCCCGCAGTACTTAAGTACTGCACCAGCCAAGTCTGTTTCGGTGCAGGCGTCCCGGCGCAAAGCATGCCGCTCAAAAACCACGGTCATCCGCGCATGGGTGTACGGCGTGAAGTGGTTTTCGCGCGCCAGGTACGCCAGCAGCCGCCGGTCGGTATCCGGGTCGAACGTGTCGTGATGCTTGGCCATGCTCACGCGGGCCGAGTTGACGGCGAGCAGGTCGCCATTGCTGCGGTCGATCAGTTCGACTTTCATCAGTAGGTTCTCTTTTGTCCAGGCTCAAGCGGCCAGTGTTTTTCGGTTTTGCAGCCCGTGCAAAGTTTCGTGTCGGTGCTGTGCATCGGCACCAGGTGTTCGCCCGGGCAGCACGTCGAGGGTTTCGCAGCTGCGGGGGCTGTGACCGGTGCGCGACGGTTCCAGGCGGCCGCTGCCACGGGTCGCGACCGGTAGGAAATAGAACGCACGTTGCACCCTTCACAGAACACCTTCCAGAACGCAGGCGGGGTTTTTAGCCGCACGCCGGGGCCCGGCCCGATCCTCAGAAAATGGGCACCCTCCCCGCAGAACGGACATGGTAATAGCTCGGTCACAATACTCGCTCCTTCGTATGGCCACAGTGGCCGCAATACCAGTAGTGTCCACCGAACCGCATCGGTTTCATGTGGCAGCGCGGCGGTACGGGCGCCTCACAGCCGAGCAGTTCGCGGGTGTTGTCCAGCAGCTGCCAGGCGCACGCCAGCACGCGGCTGTCGTTCGGCAAGGCGGCCAGTGCTTTCAGTTTCGGGCGGTGCTCATAGGGTGCCCGAGGCCGGATGCGCCGTGCAGTATCGCGCAGCGCCTGGGCCGTCCCGTGGAACTTGAGCGCGAGCGCCATGGTCAGCACCACATCGAGCGAATTGAGTGGGGTGCTCGTCGTGTTTCCGTGTTTCATGCCCACTGTTCGCCCTCCGGCTCGTCCGTAATGCTGCCGCAGGTCCCGCACTCATACTCGCCCGATGCGATTCGGCGGTACTCGTGATCACAGCCAGCCGCTACCGCTTTTCGGGTGAATGTCAGGTCAACGCTCAAGGAATCCGGGTCTCGATTGTCGAACAGCTGGTTAAGCTCAACGTGACCCCCTTCGACTTCTTCGATCAGGCCCCCGATGTAGGCGTGCAGCAATTTCAGTTCGGTAAGCATACCGTCGTTTCCTCTGTAAGAATGGGCGCAATATACGCCCTGTTAATTCTATCGTCAAACAAAAGCGGCCACGCGGACCGCCTTTAATTACTCGACCAGGGCGCGCAGGTCGGTGAAGTGGTAACGCACGGTCGAACCGGCCACGCCAATCTCCTTAGCCACGCGGCCGGAGGTGATCGTCTCGCCCCGTGCGTGCAGTTCTCGCACTGTGGCGATGATCTGCTCACGGCGACCGATGGCCGGCGCCGGCGACTCGCCCAGCACGGACAAGTCGGGATAGTACGTGCGCACCAGCACGTCGGAGCAGTTGCACGCCCGGGCCAGCGCCGAGTACGTCAGGTCCTTGAAACCCATCGCACGGGCCGCCTCGTGAATCTGCGCGCGGCGGTCGTCGCCGGACATGCGGGAGCCGGCGAAACCGCGGGCCTTCAACCGGGCCCACACGGCGGACATGCGCACGCGTTTCTCGGCCCACTTCTCGGACCGGCCGAAATACGCGCCGAGGGCTGCCAGGGTCACGCTGTCAAACCCCGACCGTTCGGCCAGGGTCTCGGCGGCCTGCAGCATCTGCTCGGTCGATACGTCGGTCGGTGGCACCGGGGCGCCCACGGCTGAGCGCAGTTCCTCGGGCGTGATCAGCCGCACAAGCCGGTGGCGCGTGATGCCAAGTTCTCGGGCCACCGCCGCCTGTGTCGGTCGTTCGCCCACACGCTGGGCGGCGGCTAGCACGTCGTCGCGGGTGATGGTCATAGATAACGTCTCGTTGGTTAGTACATTAGGGCGCATTGTGCGCGCTTCGTAAGGCGGCGTCAATCCGGCGGCCGATCCAGGCCATGCAGGGCACAGCCATCGAATTGCCCAGCATTTTATAGCGCGGTCCGTCGGCCATCGGCTTGCCCCGGTGCGGCACCTGAGTGTAGCCGTCTGGAAAGCCTTGCAGCCGTTCGCATTCGGTTGGTGTGAGGCGACGGACAGATGCTGCGTAGGGCTGACAGTACCCATTTTCGAAGTCCTGCTGGCCCCAACCAAAACCATGTTTCTTAGCCGTACCGCCAGCTGCCGACATGGTGCCAACGACCTCACAGGTTACAATCGGCTGACCGCGCCCTGTGCCGTCCTCGGATCCGTCGAACCCTTCGGCTTTGAGAGTATGCGTGACGTCGCCCGTTACACAGACCGCGACTTGACCGCCTGCGTTCGCGTGGCTGCCGCTATGTCCCATCGCCCGCAGAGTCGGAGAAAGCGAACCCGCGTCAGCGCCGTAGTCCTTGCAGCTGAAAGCGAGTACGTTCTCGCCGCCACTGTTGCGCCCCAAGGCAAATGCAGTGTGCTCTGAAATGCACGGGTCTTGCGTACCGTGAACGACTGTCAGGTGCCCGGCCCGTGCGTGGTCGACATCGCTACCGCCGTCAGAGCTGCGGAGAGTGCCGACGGCAGCGTTTTGCCCCTGGCCTCGGCTCGGCGGAGAATCCCGGCGCACGCTTTCGGCCTCAAAAAGTACTGTGGCGGGATCGAACCCGTTTCGAGCACTTGCGACAACGAACACACGGCGGCGTCGTTGGGCCATTCCGAAATATTGGGCATCAAGAACCCGCCACGCGATTGCTCTTTGGGGGCCATACACACAACCAGCGTTCGACCATTTGCCCCCTGCCGGGACAAGTGCCTCGTCTTCTCCGGCAAGTGCTGCCAGAAAGCAGCCGAAGGCGTTGTCCTTTGTGTTGAGGACTCCGGGCACGTTTTCCCACACGACGACACAGGGTTCGTCTCGTTGTTCATCAATTGCATTCGCCAAGTCCACGAAAGATAAAGTGAGCTGCCCGCGCGCGTCGGACAGGGAGTTTCGCAGCCCGGCCACACTGAACGCCTGGCACGGCGTGCCGCCGACCAATACGTCGGGCGCGGGCATCGACCCGGCACGGACCAGGGGCGCAATGGCGGTCATGTCGCCCATGTTCCAGGTCGTAGGGTAATGGTGCGCCAGCACCGCAGCCGGAGCCTTCTCGATTTCGGCCAGCCACGCCGTTTCCCAGCCGAGCGGGTGCCAAGCGACGCTCGCCGCCTCAATCCCCGAGCAAACCGAACCGAATGTCAGCATCCGTAGACCCTCCGTTGGGCGATCTTGAAGTACTCCGGGTCCCGCTCGATACCGATGAAATTACGGCCCGTGTTGTTGCATGCGACGCCCGTGGTGCCGGAGCCCATGGTGTTGTCTAGCACCGTCTCACCTTCGTTGGTGTAGGTGCGGATTAGGTATTCCATCAGCGCGACGGGCTTTTGGGTCGGGTGCTGCTTAAGCAGACGGTTATCCTTAGCAAACTTTTGAACGCTGCGAGGGTAGCGCTCCGAAGACTCGTAAGGCTCTCGAGTCGTCTGCTTGCCGTAGTTCGGCGAGCTTTTTGTATGGGGTACATTCACGCGCTTTATAGTGTGCCCGGCGGTCATTTGAGGAACATACATCGGCTGCTTACGGGCAAACACAAGTATGTTCTCATGCGCCTTAAGTGGCGACTTCTTAGCGTTTAAGAAACCAGTGGCGGCGGTCTTCTCCCAAATCCACTCGTATTTCAGATGCTCAATTTGGGAGCACCCCAGGACCTTATCGAAAGGGGTTTGCGCAGTCAGAACAACGGCCGCATCCGGCTTCGCCACGCGCCAGTACTCTGGCCACAGCGCCGTGAGCTCTATAGGGCAGTCCCATTTATTCTGCGTCGTGCCGTACGGCAGATCACACAGCACCATATCAACCGACCCGTCCGGGATCAGTTTCATCATTTCCAGGCAATCACCCTGTAGTAAAAACGCGCTCATTCCGGCAATTCCCCCGTGCTGAACACCGCCAGGCCGCCCTTGCTGCGGATCAACCCGGCCCATGCGAACTGTGCTTTCTCGCGCTTCAAATCCTCGCCAGGCTTCCACCCCGGGTGCTTCGCTTCGATCGAAACAAACTGGCCGATGGTCGTGCCGACGTGCGCCGGGGTGATCAGTACGGGGCGCAGGCCGATCAGGTCGGCTGATTTAACCGCCTCGTTCATCTGCGCCGAGTCGTTGGCCAGGCCGTAGCGGATGAGCCGGCGCGAGCCTTCAGGCTTGTAGGCCCCGACGTTGTTCCGGCCGAGCCACCAGTTACGGCGAGGCGCCTCACGACGTATCAGCGACTGGGCGTAGTCTTCCATCCGCCCCTCAGGGTCCGGCTCACTGGCCAGTTCGGGCGGGTAGAACATCTGCTGCAGTTCGAGCAGCGCGGCGAACGGGATGTTGTGGCGCACGGCCCATTGATCGAACGGGGTCATTTAGTCACCTCTCGAAGGGCGATCAGGAAGTCGTTCAGCTCGGCCAGCGGGCCGGCGTCAATACGCGCTGCCCGTATCATCGAATCGCGCTTAGCCTGCAGCTTGTCCGCCAGTTTGACTAGGGTGTCGCGATGCGCCGTAACGGCGCCGGCGATTCGAATCTGCTCGGCTCGGACGCTGCCATGGGCGCGCACAGACGCCCCGAGCTTGCGCAGCCGGTACAGCACGGTGCCTGGCGAGACGCCTAGTATTTGAGCTACTTGGGTAGAACTCTGCCCGTCGGCGTACAGTCGAAGCAGTTCGGCGTTGTCGATAGGTAAGGTCATAGTTTTCGCTCCAGGGCGGCGCGAGCTTGCCAGACCGACCAATCGTTATCGCGGGCTACACCCTTGATAGCTTCGGAAGGAAACGCCCAGTCCTTCGAGCGGTCGTCGAACCACTTTTCAAACTCCGCCCGCTCATCGCGCTCAACTGGCGCGCTCGGCTCTGCGCTGCCGGATAGGGCGGACTCGATGCGACTTGGAATCGCACAGCCCCCTGACCATCCGCGACCCGTAATGTCGTTGAGGATGTCTCGCAGCAGCGCATCCCACTTGGCCCGCTGGGCGCGCAGGGTGTCTAGTTCCGCCCTCTGATCGCAGACGACTTTCCAGTGCTTGCTGATACCTTCGCGCAGCCGCTCAACCTCGCCAGGATCGGCGAGGGTGTATAGTTTGCGAATCTCATACTCCTCGGGCATTGATAGGCAGATATCCAGGCCTTCGCCACTAGTTTCCTCCCAGCAGCAAGACCCGTGAGGGCGAACCATGTGCACCGGCTCGCCCTGGTGCTGCTCGGATGGCTTGGCCAGTAAGTCTTCAATCGCGTGCTGGGCAGAAAGCCGGGTGCCGTCGTCAAAACTGCACGCGTCGGCCAGTACGCTGCGGCGAACCATCACAAATTCGTCTTTCATAACGTCAGTTCTCCTGTGTTAATGAGCGCACATTACGCCCCGTTTAATAGGCTGTCAATCTTTCCGCGCAGCTTCTCGACGTCAGCACGTTTCAGCGACGCGGCGGTCAGTACGTCGACCCCGAACGTCGCATAGAACCGGCGCTGAATCTGCGTGTCGGACTCACCGCGCGCCCGGTACTTGCCGCCGAACCGTGCCATGGCGTCGTCCAGTTCTGCCAGCGCTTCCAGTTTCTCGCGGTGGCGGTTCACGTTGGCCGAGGCCATCATATGGTTCATGCGCCCGTGCTCGCCGCTGGCGATCGCCGAGCGGTAGTGCTCAATCGACTGCCGGGCCTCCAGGTAACTGGCCTGGATCGCCGCCATGGTCTCTTCGTCGAGCAGTTCCAGGTCCCCCTCAACCTCGGCCGGGTCACGTCGGCCTTTCGGCTCAGGCATGTACCCGCAGAACTCACAGCAGCGCAGGAACGCCTCGTATGGCTGGGCGCACGGTATGCCCGTCTCAGTTACGTGGCCGTGCTCCAGCATCTGTTCGTTCGTCCAGCCGGCTTTGCGCCAGGCGTCCCAGCCGATGCCGGGTTTTACGAGCGAGAGACCGGGGTTCGTACAGGCGCGCAGCGGGATTGCGTCGCTGTCGCTGCTAGACCGCTTTTCGCCATCCAGTGTCCAGATGTGCGGCCTGTCAGGTAGCCCATGGTTGACGATGTTGTTGGCGTGGTCTATAAGCCAGGCGAAGGGCTTTTCGCTTTCCGCAATGCGTTGTCGGCGCTGGGCGTCGGTGAGGTCATCGTAGTTCGAATAGTCGACCATCAGCCGCAGGCCACGACCGGCCCACTGCAAGTACCGCGAGAGGCTGGCCGTTTTAGTGCCCATGATCACGACCTCTACGGCGGGCAGGTCGGTACCTTCCGATGCCACGTCTACGTTAGTCAGCACGAGCAGTTCGCGAGCCTCTAGTTTGCGGATCAATTCGGCGCGCTCGTCGTCTGGGGTGGAACCTGATATAGCCGCCGCAGGAACGCCCCGTTCGGTAAAAGCTGCCGCCAAGTCATGCGCACGCTTAACGCTCGACACGAACGCCAGGGCCAGCTTTCCGGGCGTGTACTTCAGGTACGTCTCGACAATATCGCCGGTGAGCCCTGATGCCTCTTCGAGCGCCACTAGCCGAGCGTTGACATACTCGCCCGACGGCCCGACTTTCGCCTCCGAGTAGTCCACCTTCACCGGCGCGCACACGACTTTGAAAGGTGTCAGGTACCCTTTCTCGATCAAGTCCGCCAGCGACGGCCCTTCGACCATCCGATCGAACACCCCTTCGGAGGTCTTGCCCAAGCCGCCGCCATCGCCGCGGATGGGGGTTGCCGTCACACCCAATCCTCTGACGGTCGGCGGGAACAACCTTAGGGCAGCACCCCATATGTTGTCGGCCTGCAGGTGGTGACAGTTATGAACGACTACTCCGTTGGCGATGTAGGTGTGCAGCCCCTCAACTTCGAGATTGTACACATGATCTCCCAACCCACTTCCGCCGGCGCCGTCAGAATCCTTTCGTTGGTAAACCTCAATACTGTCCACCCGAGATCTTTCAAGCACCGCTCTTTCTTCGCGTCCTGCGCTTTCCGCGCCAGAGAGCAATGGCTGTAGCCGTCCGCCTCGACCCCCAGTTTCAGGCCGATGTGCCCTATATCCAGCTTGTAGCAGGAGGGGTAGCCCTCGGGGCCGCGGAACGCGTGAGTCTTCACAACGGTCTGCAGCTTGAAACCCAGCGGACTCAACATAAAGTACAGGGCTTTCTCGGCGGCCGTCGCCGGCTTGCCATTGCCGCCGCGCAGGGCGGGGCAGTGCTTCATTTGCTTCAAGGTGTTCGCCATGGCCGCCCGGGCCTCTGGAAGCCGCATAGGGTTCCTGGCTTTCATCCGAGCCGAAGCGTACCTGCGGTTTGTCGCGGCCATCGTCTGGCTCGATACTTCGGCTCGATACGCCTTCGAGCACCCCTGGCTGCAATACCACCGACCCGTCTTGCGGTAATAGCTTCTCTGCGAGCCGGTCAGTTCGCCCACCGGGTCGCCGCACCAATGGCATTCGTTTACGTTCAATTAGCACCTCGTCAGATTCGTTCAGCTCAATCGCAGGTACCCAGCCCCGTGAAGTGAAAATGGGGTGAGTCGCGGTGCATTCTAACACATGATGCGCTGAACGAATACGCACCATGTTTAGCGGCGCCGGATTCTTGAAAGTGCGCAGCACTTTTCGCGGCACCACCCGCCCGCTCCGCTCGTCAAAGGCGTCGACGTACTCTCCAGGGCGGATAGCCTCGATAGGCTTGCCAGATACTACCGTGCCTGCAGGGAAGCATTCGTCAGTTACCCACAGGCCTATTCGGTTAAGCCAGGTCCGGTCTGCCGCGTATTGCTTAGATGTCGGTACGTTCTTTAGGGACTGAACAGAGGCAACCCCGATTTCCGCAGTAGGGTCGTAGTGACAGACTTTTTGTCGAGTGAGGATCGCTTTGATGATCAACGCCCGCACCGGCTTAGGCGCGATGATACGAAAGCGGACACCGACACGGTTAAGAGCGGCGGCGATCTGCCCAACCAGTTCCTGGCGATGGGCGATGGCGACAGCCGCCCCGCAGTGTTGGCTCAAAGCCGCCGAAAACAGGACCGTTTTGCCCGAGCCGGTCGGGCTGACCGCCATGACGTTTTGAACCCCCGCCTCCCAAGAGCCGTAGACGCCTTCCAGTAAATCAGATTGGTAGGGGCGCAAGCGCACCGCCAACGAAAGTGGTTTCAGCTGCATTGATTTTCCGTTCGGTAGGTGTTGACAGGTGGCTAACCTTACCGCACTATGCGCCCCGTAGCAACTAATCAACCACGGAGAAACACCCCATGCAATTCACCGTTGACACCCGTAACGCCACTGCCTTCGAACTGAACGCCCTGACCGAGTTCGTGCAGAAACTGGCATCGGTAGCGCC